ACGATGGATGGAGTGCCCTCTTTGCGGAGGATCTGGATATATGGCGGTAGAGGAGGACTCTAGTGGGCTTCATGAAGATGCTGGATAGAGCATTGGGCACCCCCACGAAAGAAGTGGAGATGACCCCTAGCCGATTACTAAGAGGCGAACGCCCGCAATACAACGACGGGCGTGTTACCATTCCTACTGGCCTCAGAGACATCTTCAATGCCTTCAAAGAGGATCCCGCTGTATTTACCGCCATCGAGCGTATCGGGGCGTCTATCGCAGACATCCCTTTCGTTATGATTGAAGCAGATCAGGCGAAGGAAGACCGCAAGTTTGCCAGCGCAAGACACTTCCACGCAGCATCGCGGTCTAAGACCTATGCTGGCGTGATGGAGAAATGGGCGTCGATCGAAGGCGGGCGAGTCATCAGGCAGGATCCAATCCTCGACATACTTGCAAATCCGTGTCCATCAGCCGGAGTATCCGGGAACCTCATGAAGAGAGCGATCGTTGCGTACATGGAACTGACTGGCATGGCCTACGTCGAGAAGCTATACGATCCGAAAGACGAGAAGAAGGTCACAGGTTTGTGGCCGCTGATCAGCCCTCTCAAGATGCAGGTTGTGGCAGGAGCGACACGCCTCATCGACGGCTACGTGTGGACTGGCTCAACAGGTGCAGTTGCCTTCAAGCCTGAAGACATGATTTACTTTAGAAGTTTCAATCCAGAAAGTCCTTTCTACGGGTACTCTCCGACGCAGGTATTACGGGTAATCATTGCGTCCAACCTGAAGTCTATTAACTGGAACTACTCGTATTTCAAGAATTCTGCGCGTCCTGACGGGATACTTTCATCTGAGCAGTATCTGAACGACTCTGACGTTGAGACGATCCTGAACACTTGGTTGGATTCACATCAGGACGAGGACAATTGGTTCCTTCCAGCAGTGATGGGCAAGGGTATGTCTTACAAGCCTACGAGCGGCACTCACAAGGATATGGATTGGGCTCTTCTACGGAGGCATCTGAACGAGACAATCTTTGGTGCTTACGGAGTTCCTCCGATCGTGGCCGGCGACTACAAGGACGCCAACCGCGCTTCCTCAGACGTGATGTACAAGTTGTATATGGAAGGGGCTATTCTTCCTAGATGCGACGTGCTGGAAGACGTAATCAATATGGCCTTACTCCCTCAAGGAAGTGGGCTACGGATTGTATTCGATCTCGGGTCTATCGAAGCGTTGAAGGGGGATTTGCTCAACCTCGCGAAGGTAGGTGCTCGTGTTCGCACACAGGGGTGGAGCGCAAATGAGATGAGATCGCTAATTTGGAACTTGCCCATTGCCGAGGGGAACGACTGCAACGCGATTTATAACCCGAAAGGGGACGAAGTAATCGGGTACGCACCATTGCCATCTGAGCTTGTGGAGGGATATTGATATGACAATGCTGAAACTCGGACAGAACGGGCCGTCTTACCTCGCTGAAGCCCGTACTTCCTGCAAATGCAATGAACTGGCAACGCCGGAAGAAGCGGGGATATTGCTCTAGCAGTAGCATATTTGTCATTACGACATAGGATAGGTGAGTAGAAAATGGCTACAGCACTAGTAAGTAGCGATTATCGAGCTTGGTGGGTTGCGTCAGATTGTACCACAGTGATCATGGGGATCACGGACGCAGGGGTATTGGAGACGTTAGCTGGCTTCAACATCGACGTGGATTTTTCAACAGGGAAGGCCATAACGGTTGACATCGACGTACCGCTGGCGAGTGACACATACGTCTACGGTATGGACATCGATTTGCAGCAGACGGCAGCTTATGCAGGTACGTGGAGTACGAGCGGCGGAATGATCGCTCTTAGGTCTGACGTTCATGTTGACATGCAGATCACGGACGCATACGCAGGATATTTCAACGTGTATGTTGATCCGGCATCGACCTGTACGGTCAACGATGCAGTTGGTGTGTTGGCGAACGTAACGCTAGTTGGACCGTTTACGCAGGGTGCTGCGACGAGTTCGATTGCTGCGTTGAAGGGAATGATCAGCAATACTTGTACGGGTAGCTACGACGGACAGGTATTCAACCTAATGTTGAGCTACGGCTCTAACGTGAACTACAGTGATACGACGGCCATGATCTATGCCTACACGCATGGTGATGCTCGATGCGACTACGGCTTCTACATGTTGAACTACAGTCCGTACATGTCGGCTGGTCTGACACTGACGGAGCAGAACACATCGGCCTCGATGCTTTGTGGTATCGACGTTGACGTAAACGCTATTGGTGCGGATGCGAACTACTACGGCATGGACCTCGACCTTACTCAGAGGACGATTGCCAGTGGAGCGTATCTGAGCCGTGGTAACTTAACAGGGAGTCGTTCTGACTGTTACGCAATTGGCAACATCGACCATGTGTACGCCTCGAGATCTGGCGCAACTCTAACGATGTCGGCCAATACGGAGACGAACCAGTTCTACGGCGGCATATTCAGTTCCTCCGTGTCTGGGGCGTTCACTCTGGCGCTCAATGACGGAGTGGTCGGCGCACAGTTTGCCGTATCAGTCGCCTCAAACGTTGTTGATATTACTACGGGATCGGTTACTGCCGGGCTTGTTGCCGCTGGATTCTTCTTCCCGAACGTACTGACACCTATTACGGCTGTGGTGTACGGTGCATACATCAAGTGTACGAACTACTGTGACTACGGAGCGGCTGTAATCGTAGAGAGCAACAACATCTCGGCTGGTTTGCAGGTTCGGACAAAGGATTCTGCTGTACTGCCGATTGGTTTGGATTTGGCTTGTACGAGCGGCTCAATCACGGCGGCATTTGCGTTCCCAGCAGAGGGAACGAACCCAGTAATCAACTCTGTTGAGGCTGGCGATGCTAACGGTGGATCTATCCGTATCACAATCGACGGAACGGCCCGGTATCTCCATTACTGGAACGCAGCAGCATAGTACGACGGGAGGGGCTTAACGGCCCCTTCCACTACTTAATTGAAGAAGACGCGGAATAGTCCGCACAAAGAGAGCAGCAAAGGAGCACAGCATGACGATGAAAGTGACGTTGACTGAAGCACAGATGATCCAGGCAGCAGCGGCCAAGTTTACGGGGATTGACCTTCCGGTCAGAACCTCGTATGTGTTGGCACGAACTGTCCTTGAGATCACCACGGAATTGAAAGCATTCCAGGAACAGCGAACGAAACTGGCAGTGAAGTATTGCGAGCTTGACGAGCAGGGGAATCCGAAAAACGAGCCTGTCGAAGGTATGCCAGGGTCGAACAAACTTGTCTTCAAGACTACCAAGGATGAAGAGACATTCATCAAGCAAGTATCAGAGCTTGGCGAGGAGCCAATCGAACTGAAGCTCCGTGAACCGTTGAAGCTCGAGGCGTTCCAGAATCCGAACTCGGAAGACGCGACAGTTCTTCCGTGGGATCTTCTGGCTGGCTTGATGCCAATCTTGGAAGAAATCGAGGAATAGATATGAAACGAGTATGCCCGACCTGCGGAATGGTTCAAACCAATCTAAATTGCACGAAATGTAACGAGAAGACCGTTTCCAAAGGTCGGCGTATCGTTCAAAAGGGTAGCAGTGTTGGCCCGAAGGAGGGACGTAGCAATGGATAGGAAGGCAATGACAGTAACCGAGATTGCTGTGAAGGGGGAGGACGGTCACGTTGTCCTTGATCGTGGCGAACTCAGAACGCTGTTAAAAGAAGGGAACGTTGCTGGCATGTTCAAGTTTGCGTTGGACGAACGTTCCTTGCCTGAATCGGTTGGAGAGCCGGAGAGGATTTTGAATGTAGGATCCCAAGGTGGAGTCCTTCTTGATTCGCGGCCAAAAGCGTCATCGGTGATCTCATCTTCCTCTCCAGATCGTGATGAGGACGTCATGTGGCAAAACGGCATGATCATCACCGACAACTACGCCGCGAACCCTACTGTATTCGGGATGCACAAGCACACGATCCCTGTTGGGTTTACTGAGCAGCTTAAACAATTCAAGGACATGTCGTGGGCTCAATGGCAGTGGACCGTGGAGTCAGAGCACACTGAAGGCAAGGCATACCACGAAATGTGGGAAGGCCGGATCCTGAACTGCGTCTCTGTTGGCTTCATGATCGACGAGTTTGAGCCACGAGAGAAAGATAACTGGTGGGGTGGATGGAATATCAAACAATGGGAACTGCTTGAACACAGCCCCGTTGGATTGCCATCGAACAGAGAGGCGATGCGTACAGACGGCCTGAAGTCTATGTTCCGTGAGTATGCTGACAAGATCTTTGAAGGCCCGTCCCCAGTATTGA